ATTCAAGTTAATTTGCCCAATTTAAATTATTTGTATTGCCCTTATAATCAAATTACTAATATTCAAAAACTCGAATCGCCCAATTTACAAGTATTAAATTGTTGTTATAATCAAATTATTAATATTGAAAAAAAGTTTCCCAATTTACAAACATTATATTGTAATAGTAATCAGATTACTAATATTCAAAAACTTGAATTGCCCAATTTACAAACATTATATTGTAATAGTAATCAAATTACTAATATTCAAAAACTTGAATTGCCCAATTTACAAACATTAAATTGTTCTGATAATCAAATTAGAGAGATTGAAGGACTTGAGTTGCCCAATTTACAAGTATTAAATTGCTCTAATAATCAAATTAGAGGGATTGAAGGACTTGAGTTGCCCAATTTACAAGTATTAAATTGTAAATATAACAACATTAAAAATATTCAAAAACTTCAGTTGCTCAATTTAAAAAAATTAATTTGCAGCAATAATCAAATTATAGAGATTGAAGAACTTGAGCTACCCAATTTAAAATTATTAAATTGTGACAATAATAAAATTACAAATATTCAAAGACTTGAGTTACCTGAGTTAGAAGAATTATATTGCAATTATAATCGAATTCAAATTATTAAAAAACTTAAGCTGCTGCCCAATTTACAAACATTAAGTTTTGAGGATGATTAAATTTAATTATAAATTATTGTTATTTAACAATTAAAAATAATTAGTTTCTATAGAATTCTATGACAACTAAAAACATTGAGAGAAAACAAAATCAATAAGTATATTTTTCTCTTTTTTAAAAGTAAAATAATTAATTGAGAGAAAACAAAACCACTAAGTATATTTTTCTTTTATTTTTTAAAAGTAAAATAATTAATTGAGAGAAAATGACTAATTAAGTAATGTTTTTATCAATTAGTATTGTTTTTGATATATTTTTTATTATTTTTTCTTCGGAGTTTAAACCTTCCACATTACATGATTCGCGAATAATGTTTTGATAAGTATCAGATATATTAGAATGCGAATTATTAAATTCTGGGTTTTCTTCTCTCCATTTTTTAAGCTGTCGAATATTTTGTGTAGATATAGTTTTCACAGCATTAATCATTTTTGGATTACCATTTTGGTCCTTTTCCCATTCGTTATTATCCTTTATATATAAAGTCTCTCGTTTTGCATCACAACAATGCACTGGTCGTTTTGTTTCATCTAAGTTAGATAAATTTTTAATAATAATATTTGATATACCTTTAACATATCCTCTATTTCCAACAGTTTCAAGGTCCATTAATGATATTTTTATATTTTCAATAAATTCAGTAAGATTTATTGCATCCTTACATGTTTCGTTTAAAAATATTTGTAAATTAAATGTATTGTTATTATTATTGTTATTATTAGTATTATTTACCATTGTATTATGTTGAATAATTGTTTTAGGTTGTTGAATATTTTTTGAAATATCAATTATTGTTTGACGTAGTTCATTTGTGCATCCTGTTATATTTTGATGAGCATGAAGACTTGATTTATGTTTATATATTTTTTTACACGTTTTACACACATGTAAAACATTTTGTTTTATATGACGTTGTGTTTCAAGGTGTCTATTAAATCTTTGTTGATTATAACATATATATTTACATTTTTTACAAATAAAAGCAGGCTTATTTTTATTTGATATGGCATTAATATGTTTATATGTATCTAAATGCTTTTCATAATTTTGAAATGTATTGCATGTATAATTGCAATCCTCACAACGAAATATATTTGCATTTTTTAAGTGTTTTTGAGTAGTTAGATGCTTCTCATAATTTTGTTTAGAATTGCATGAATAGTTACAATTTAAACAATTGAAATTATAGTTCATAATTAATTGTTTAATTATATATATATTTATTTATACTTTTAACAAAGAATTAAAGCTTTTTTATTTTTAGAAATACTCGGTTTATATTCCATATTAAATATCAACCCAATAAGCTCACAAAATAATTAATTATATAATTACTTTTTATCATACACTTGTATTTTTATACTTTTTAAATTTATTTTAGTCAAAATGAGCCATGGTGCCAATTATTTTACGATAATTAATGATAATACGCATCATAATACATAACAAAATATATTTTATTTAAGAAAAATATTCTAAAAATACTTTTTTATACTTTTTTAAAAAGGTTTTTGTAAAAAGTATAAAACATAAAAATACAAGATTGACCCAAAAATGGCACCTTTTTTATGATAAAATAATACATGGTAATAAAGATTTTACATAATTATTTAATATTAGTACGTTAAACATAATATTATTTATGTATATATAAAAACGTCCATTTTTCCCGTTTTTTAAGTATTTTTCCAATTCTAAAAAACAAAAGTTAAAAATGGACATTTATAAATGTCCAAAAAAGAAATTTGTAAAATAGAATTGGAAAAAATACTTAAAAACTGGACATTAGTATAACTTCTATGGAATTCCATAACATTATTATTTTGTTTTACCAGAGCAACAAATCAATAATAAAAACGTAGACCAACACGATGCCATTTTTGGACAACAACTGCATGTGTTTTTACATTTTTCTTTAATTTCCTGTTCGGTTACATGACCATCTTTATTTAAATCAAATTGCGAACTAACTGAATCTGATACCCAATCAATACAATTTATAATAGTTTCTTTAGTTTCAATATCTTGACAATTTTTTTTAATAAAATTTCTTTGGTCTTCCGATAAAACAGCTTTTACTTCTTCACTGTTTAATGTATGTATTGTTATTGCCAAAATAACACCAGCTTTTTTACTGTCTTCTATTTTTTGTAAAAAGGATGATAATACATTAATTGACCTAATTGAGTTATTTATTGCTCCAATAATTTTTAAACATTGTTGGAGTTCTAAATCATCTGATTTAATATTTAAGTCTTTAATAACATGTGAAACTCTTTTATTTAATTCTAAAATATCATCTTTGTTATCTTCAATAAATGTTTCCATAATATATTTCTCTCAATAAAAAAATCTTTACTTGAATTAACTACTTGTTCTTTTTATTTCTTATTCTTTTATTTCTTGTTCTTGTTCTTTTATTTCTTGTTCTTTTATTTTATTCAGTTCTTGTTCTTTTTTACATGTTCGAAGATGAGCCGATAAGCTTGACTTATTTTTTCCACTAAAACTACAAAGAGGACAACCAAAACGGTCGCTTTTATATTTGCCAGTTCCAATTAAAAAACTATCTAAACTTGGTAGTCGTAAATCGTCAAGCTTATCTGTCATTTGTTTTGTTGTATTTTTTATAAATTCAGCAATTTCAATCTTTTTAACACCAAATTCTGTATATTCCTTTATTAATTTATTTAAAATAGCTGGTGGCATAGCAGTTGAATCAATATTTTTATTACCATTAAGTGCTTTATTAATTTCAGTAATTTGAATAAATAAATGGTCAATTATATTAACAGCCACGCGAATTTTATCTGGATTATAATTTGCATTTGGGATATATACTAATACTAACCCATTAATAATATCAACATGAAATTCGTCCTTAAACACAATTGGACTTTTTTGTGAAATAAAAATACCGCACTTTTTTTGAATACAAACATCCCGTTCAAATTTACTTATTTCCTCTGTATCAACCGAACGCATATAATTTTTATTTTCAAATAAAATAGATGGTTTTGAATCGTCTTTACGATTTACTCGAATATCGCATGCGGCCGTTTCAGAAGAACACTTAATAATTTGGTCAGACGGCATAACAGACTGAATAACATAGTATAGCTCTGATTCAGATACATTTCCCTTTGAACTGGAATTATTTTTATATTTGTCTAAAAAATTAGTTAATTCAACAGTTAGTCCTTTATGATGTTGTTGTTGTTCATGAATTTTATTATTCATCTGAACCAAATTTGTATTAGTACGCTCTTCACTTTGCTGTATATAATTACAAATAGGCGTTTGGATAAGACCCATCATTTTTGTAAATTGTTTGTCAATTGCCTCGGTTATATTTACATAAGCATTTGCTGTATCTGTATGAGTTAGTAGTGTTTTTGATGTTTCAAGAATGGATGCATAATGACACTTAATGACGTTTTCAATTTCTTTATGTCCAGCTTGTGTTTGAGGAATAAAGTCATTAATAAGAACAGATGTTTTAGCCAATAATGTATCATTTGAACGGTCCATTGCATTTTTTAACTCAGAAATTTCTAAAAGAGAACTGGCACTTGTTATCTCTTTAAGATTAGATATATATTCAGATTTAAATTCCATAAGTTTTAGAGAAATTGAATTATCATATTTGTCAAGTTTTTTATTAACATCAGTAACCATATTAATCAGTTTGGTAATATTAAGCTCATTTACTGTTGCCGATAAATTTGTGCTAAGTTGTTGAATTATTTTAATAAAAAATATATTGATTTCCTCAATATTAATTGTTTCGTGAGAGCTATAAAAATCAACAATTTCGGAATTTGTAATTGTAATAGTACTCATAATAATAAGAATATTAATAATATTATTATTATATTATTATATTAATATTATATTATTTTAATTTGACTTCTTATAATAATATGAATAATATTGTAATGTATAAAAATATTGGAAGTAGTCAAACAATCCAGAATGGTAAATCGTCTGAAATTCAGTGGCATACTGAGTACGATGGTCAAAACGCAAGTGTTTTAACAGAATCAACTGAAAATGGTAAAACCAAGTACAACGAGCTTACATTTACTAATCAAGAGTTGTTAAATATAGGTGGTATTATTAACATACCCAAACATTTAGAATCTATTGATGTTCGCTTATTGCAAGATTACCCCTATGCAAAAAATGACGACACTTTGTTTAGACACGATGTATCTCGCTCCGCAATAAACGGAGGTCAGTCACAAGCCCAAACCCAATGCAAAAAACATACCCAACATAAAAGTAAAAATAAGAAAAATAAGAAAAATAAGAAAAGACAATATACCAAAAAAAAACAAAAATATTTAAAACGCCGGTATAAGTCAACATATAAACGTAGCAGTTAAAACTGTTTATTTTATGGAAGAGCTTTATTATTATCGTCTGGTTTAGCTGAAATATTTTTAACAATATCACGCCGAGCTTTTTTATATACAATATAGGCAAATACACAACCAATAACAAGTCCAACAAGTGTTTGACTTAATGTATGGTATTTATTATGTACTCTTTGCCAAGTAACAATGCTAATTAATAATACATACCATAATATTTTCTGGTATGTTTGTTGAAGTGAACAAAACATATATATGGCAGAAAACCCAACACTTTGAGTATGCCCAGATGGCATACCATACACATTATACCAAGCTAAATTTTTATTTACATTAAAATCTGGCCGAGGTTGTTTAATTACATTTTTTAAAAAAATATTCAAAATAGTATTTAGAGTGATACCAATTAAATAATAATTTAATAATGTATGTTTATTTGTACTCCACAATTCGTAAGAAAGACCTGCGTATAATATAAGAGGCTCATACATTCCAATAAATATCATTCGTTTGTATAAAAATTGTTGAATTACATTTAAAATATTTGATATCATAATTATGATGTTTAATGTATTAGTATAGTATATATTATTACATTATTGTTTGGTTCCATCGCAGATGAAACCGTTAATAAAATCATATGATAATAATATATATATAGCACAAGTAGGTAAATATAGTCCAAGTATTAGTTTTATTTATGCTATTTTATTTTTAATAATATCTCAACCATACAAAGATTTTGGTAATATTTTTTTATATTATTATGTAGCCGGTTATGCGGTAAGTTTTGCAATTAATAGACTGCTAAAATCACTATTAAAATCTCCTCG